ATGAATATGTAGGCACTAATTTAAGTCCTGTTTTTTTCTGCATTACATCTATGGTTTTAACTAGTAATGTCTCCATTAACCTATCACTATATTTGGCATAAGAACCTGGAACTTGCACATCGTTAAATCTACCTAGCAACGGATTACCTTGATGTGTAACACCATTATTTAACATCCAATTATCTGCTTCTGCTGATATTTGTAAATACCTATAAGCAATGTCTGCTACTTCTTTTGATATAGCACCACGTATAACTTGATATTTGTTTTTCTTAAAACTCATATTTGTATAAAATTAAAAGATACTGACACACGCCAATTCTTTTCTCCTTTTTCTGTATTCATATTTATATCTACACCGTGAGGTTGCCATGAAGGAAAAAAAATTAACCGTCCTTCTGCAGCCTCATACGCACACA